AGCTTGCCTGGATCAGGTTGCGCGGCATTTTCATGTTCAGGATGTACAGCGCATCGGCAACTTCGAATTCGATGTGGCTGCGAGTAATCTCGCCGTTCGGAAGAATGAAGCCGTAAAACTTCGTTTCGATGTAGTTGGTCGCATTGACCGGCGGGATAGCGCCCGCGTTCCAGTACAGCGTCAGCACCGTGACCGGGGCCGCGTCAAACAGCCCAAGCAGCGCAGCCGCGTTGTAAGTGGTTCCTGGGGCGTTTGGATACGAGAGCGTCGATGGCGCAATCACCTTTAAGCTCATCGTCTCTGTTCGCAGATCGAACGACGCTTCGCTCGTGATTGCGCCGCGCTCCCACGCACCGTTTTTCGTGCTGTAGTAGACGTTTCCGCCGTAAGTGATGTCGAATTGCGACGAGTTCGCGTAGATGGTGGACCCGTTGAGAAGCTGGATCTTGAACAGGTCCGCGCGCGCGATGCTCCCCGGCGAAGTCGTCGCCATGAAACTGGCCAATTGAGAACTAAAGTTTTTCATGCGGCTATAAAAGCACTGAACGAAATTTCAAGCTTTTGCACTCCCAGATTTGGTACAAAAATTCCGACATGTCGGAGAGTTCGTCTTCATCGAAGCGGCAGCGATGATAGAAATTTCCGCTCCAGGTCAGCTTTGAACCGGCCGGGGGCGCATTGACGAATTTGATTACACCGCTTGGCGTGCTCGTCGCTGTGGTATTGAGAAGGTAGCCGCTGGGCCCCGCTTGGTTGCGTTCGAACTGCGCACCCCACGCATAGACGTTCTCCGCCGATGCTTGGCCATTGCTGAGGATCGTTACGTACGGCGCCACGCTCGATGCGAACGAATCAAATGCCATGGTTACGTTAAATCGCGTCCAGGTCGTCGTCACCGTCACCGCTGCGAAATTTACCTCAGCCACGCCGTCAGACAGGCCGAGCGTAATGCTGGCGGTTCCCGAAGCGACCCTGAGCCACACCGAAAAACAGACGGTTTGTCCCGCGATGCTGATATTTGCGAGTGCCTGCGATACCGACGAAATCTCGCTTCCGGGTGTCGCTGGAAACGCAAGCAGTGTTGATGAATTGGAACTGTCCGGCGCCGTGCCATCGTTGTTCGTGACCGTCGGAGCTGTCCCTCCGTTCGCTGCACCGGTGAACCACGGCGAAGTGCCCAGCGCCTGCGATTGCAGAAGAAGATTTTCTAAGCCGTACCAAAACGGGTACGATGCCGAGCCGACGAACACGCCGATCTGCTGCTGTTGCGCCGCATTGACGTACACAACGGGATTGCCGTTTAGGTTCTGAATCAGGTCGGACATCCCTGCTACGGTGCGTAGCAGTTGAAATTGCGTAGTCACACCGTCGCCATAGCCGAAGACTGCTGGCGCGCCCACCAAGACCGCGTTGTCGTACGGGTCGCTGAAAAGCCAATCCTGCGCACAGCCCTGCACGTTGCCGTAAAAGCCGATGAGGTTCTGCATCGCACCGGCGGTCTGATAATCGCCTTTCAAATAGCTGAAGTCGTATTCGAATTTCCAGATGGGATACTGCGCGAGCGCGAGCCGCACCTCGCCACGATTCGAAGCTGGCGTTTGAATAATCGTCTTGAACGACGGAACCTTTTTGACAGGCCACGCCCAATTGCCAGTTGGTGGCGCCGGCATGGGGAAAACGAGATTGCTCACGTTTTGTGCATCCTTCGCAGTTCGCGCATGGCTAAGCTCACGAATCTTTTACCGTGGCTAGCGAGCATGTCTTTAGTGCTGCCGTCGCCGCCGTTAACTGTCGGGCTGTAATTAAAAGTGTGGCCCGCGCCCGCGCCGCCGCCATCGGCCATTCTCTGCACACTCTGCGAAATGTTGCTGGGCAAGACCATCTCTTTTTCGTGCAGCATCGCCATCCCAGTCGATGGAACGAGGCCGCCTGATTCAAACGCCATCACCGTCGCGAAAGCCTGCGTAGCCGCACCGAGGCCGAGCGCCGGACCAACAACCGGGATGGCTGCCTGGGACGCATACGCGCCGCCGGCAGCAACGCTGGCGTTCGTCATCTTCGAGATCAACGCCTCCGCTTTTTGGATGGCGATTCCTTCGACCCACTTTTCCGACATCGTCAAGACCGACTCAATAGCGGTGTCGGCGATGGAGGTCCAAACTTTTTCCATTGCGTGACCAAACGTTTCGCTGCCGTTCATCCAGGAAATAAGGTTGGAATTCAGGCTTCCGGTGATGTGCTCGAAGGACTTCGCCATCACCTGGTACTGCTTGTCGGCCACGGATTGAATGGTGGACTGCAGCTTCCTGTACGCGGTATCCATTTGCGCGAGCAGCGTCTGTTCGCGCTGCAGGCTGGCGAGGTACGCTTCGCGGTCGGCGGGATCGTTAGAATTTTCCGTTAACGCCTGGATCTCGTGTTCCGCCTGGACGACTTTGTCGAGGGCCTCGACTTGCTTGTTATACGCATCGGTCGCAACGGCGATGATTCGCGGATCAGCACCGCCAAATGGCGAGGTCGTCGAAATCTGCTTTTCCTTACGTTCCGCCGCGGCGCCAATGTCCTCGGATTCACCCCTCGCGTATTCCTCAGCGAGCCGCTGTTTTCGTTCGATAGTTTTTTCAAACTCCGCGAGATCAGCGCGCATCATTTCCATGTCTTTTTTGTTTTGCTCTTCATCGAACCGCTCAGCCTGCTCAGCTTCCTCACGCTGGGCGTTTCCGCGGCGCACGGCGGCCTCTTCCTGTTCTTTGCCGAGTTTGTCCTGCATCCGCGCCCACTCTTCGAGCTGCTTTTGCGCTTCCTCGGCCGCTTTCGCCTGAGCCTCGATGCCGGCCGTCGGCTTATCGACCGACGCCAACTTTTTCAGCCCTTCTTGGAGCGTGTTCTGCAGCTCGATATTGCGTTGCAGCTCTTCGCCGAGCTGCTTCATCCGGTCTTTGTCTGGCTTGTTGGCGTCCGTGAGCGTCTCGTCGAGGCCAGTTTCAGGATTGTTCACCGTGACGTCGTGCGGATTGCCCGCCATTTCTTTGCGAATGGCTTGCTCGCGCTGCATCGCCTCGGCGAGTTCCTTGCTGCGGATGGCTTGTTCTTCCGTGAGATTCGCGTCTTTCTGGCGATCGAGCGCGGCACCCTTGAGGCCAGCGAGGTTGATTCCCAGTTTTTCGACTTCGAGGTTGTAATTGAATGCGACGGTCTGCTCGTTCAGCTTGATCATCGTCGCGTACATTTTCTTCGCAGCTTCATCCCATCCGGCCATGGCGCTCGTGACCGACATGATTTTGTCGTAGCCGAGTTCGAGCACCTCGAAAAAGGCAATCGCGGCGACGACGGGAAATGCCGCCTGCAGTATCGGGCCCATGGTCTGCGACTGCGCTAGGAACGCGGTGAGCACGCGTGGACCGCGAATCCCAATTTCTTGCATGAAACCTTGGCCAGCAATGCGCGCGTTCGTGAAGGACCGCACTGAGCGGTCCGCCGCGGCGGAGACCTGGTCGATTGCTGGCGCGGCCGCGCCCATCGCAGCCGTTACTTCCGCCGCGCCAAAGCCCATGTTCTGCAGCGCAGACGCAGCCTCTTCGGACGACATTCCGGCCTTTTGGAACGATTCCGCCATGCGCGCGCAACCGGATTGCACCGCGCCAGAGGCTGCGTTCATCCCGGACGTTACCGGGCCCACGTCGAAGCTTGCGCCTATTTGTAAAACGTCATCGGGCATCTAACTTTTCCTTGTGCGCACGCATAGCTTCCTGAACGTAAAGCGGAACGGCTGCCGCCGGCAGTACTTGGCTTTGGCTCGGCAGCGCGGCGCGCTCGTGCTTGTTTAGTTCGCCACGCCGCGATTTTCCTTTGCCTTTGTAGCCGACATACCATTTGTGCAGCAGATGCACTGGTGGATTCTCCGTCCAGTAGTCCGAAAGCGCGATCACGTCCGGGAACGGCATGTCGTCCACTTCCGCTGGCATTTTCCCGAGCGCCGTACAGATGCAGCCTCTTAACTCCGGGATTTCGTCTAAGAGGCTGCCTTCGCTTCCCCCGGCGAAACCTTCTTTGGACTAAGGCCGGTAAATTCAAGTAGTTCATCGCGAAGTCTTTCAAAGAAAATGATGTCCAGTTCGTCGAGAATTCGCTCTCCAGTCCACGGGACAAAGCCGGATACACCGATGCCGGCATTATTTAGGCCAGCACAGAGAAAACTTCGCCAAACGATTTCAAGTTTTTGCGGGTCTGCGTCGGAAATCTTCTCTCCCTTTTTGTCCATGCCGAGCGCGGCGCGTTGCTGTTCGAGAAACTCTTTCACCTGGAACAGCGATAGCGGCGAGATGGTGTACGTCTGGTCATCGAGCGTGATTTCCTTCTTCCTCATGCGTCTCCTTGTAAAGAAAAGGGGCTCTACGGAATGGCGTCCGCCGAGCCCCAGACAGGGTGAAAAGTCTCGTACGGATATTACGCGGAGACCTGGAACCAATCAAATACTTTCCCCGACGCGGCCGCGAAGCACTCGAAATCCATTTCGATGATGGTGTAGTCGTCGCGCTTTCGCGGCGCGTTGAGCTTGCCGGCCTTGCAGGCGTACAGGTGCATGCCGTTGCCGACGCCGGCGTACGGTTCCGCAAGCCACATTTCGAACTGTGGGCCGTAGCCTTGGAGCTGGTTATTCACCGTCAGCGTGTTGCCGGTGGAAGCCAGCAGGTAGGTGTAGGAGATGAATACCCCAGCGCTCGCATCGCTGGTCGAGAAGGTATACACGCCGGTCGAAGTGTTGACGGAATACTGTCCGACGGTCGGTCCAGAAGCGACCTTCACGAGCGGAAAGCCGGTCGCGGAATAGAGTACGCCGAGATCAATACCAAACGTGCCGCTGCTCGGCGGCGCGATGGTGATCTGCCACGGCGTGCTCGCCGGAACGGTGTGCGATTCTTTCGGCTGAATCGCCGTCACGCCGGCGACGTAGGTATCGGCAAAGAAAAGCTGATTGAAAACCGTCGTTTCAAGCCTGCCGAACGACACCTTCCCCGACAGCTTCTTGTCGGCAATCGCGGTGTCGTCGGGAAACTGCAAGTTCCCGCGCAGCTCTTTGATGGTGGCGCCAATCTCGACACTGACTTCCTGCACCGTAGCGAAAAGCTGCGGTGTTGGATTCGCCGCAAGATTCTGCGCGTTAGGATTACCGAAACAGTATCCACAACCGAAGTTATACATTTTGTTACCCTCCAGCCTCTTTCGAGGCTCAAATTAGATGCCCGTCAAAACTTTTACCGGCACCAGCATGGCGATCTGCTGATCCAAAATGCCGCTGTCGATGAATACGTCGCCTTCGATCCAGGCGTGATAAACGACTCCGCCAAGGGTTTGCCGTTCACCTTTTGGCGCGCTTTGCATTTGCGCATCGATCGCGTCGAGCATGGCGTTGATCAAGGTGTCGGGCACGGCTGCAGGCGATGCGTCCGCGCGCGCGTAAATCACCAGCTCGAAATGCAGCATGTACTTTGAAAGTCCGTACGCTTGGCTCTGAACAATCTGTTCGCCAGAATGCACGATAAACATTGCTGGCTGGTCGCCGCCGGCGATAGCTCCCCAGGTTTGAACGTTTCGCCCGACGGTCTGAAAAAGCGTTGGCTGTCCGCCGGGCAGCGTGTACTGCGTCGGCTGCAAAAGAGTTAGCAGCGCGGCGGCAACGGTTTCGCGCGAGACGTTCACTTGGCGAGCTCCTCATGGACGGAAGCGGTCAAACCTTCGAATAATCGCTGGCGAAACTCCGCAAGCGATGAACGCATAAAGCTGCGCTCGGGAAAGTTCGCGGAGTGCGCACGCACGGTGCCAGGCGTCGTTCCGGTGCGGCTTGACAGTTTGGCGTTGATCGCTGCTTTGGCGCCGCCGGTGATGCGCCGCTGATATTCCGGTATTTCAACCACGCCGCCGTATTCATGGATTCGCCCGTAGAACGCCGGTCCGCCAGCACCCTCAACCTTGCCAACGATGGACGAGCCTTCCTGGACGGCGGGGATAGCGCGAATGCTGCCAGCGAGTTTTCCGGTGCGGTGCTGCAATACCTGTCCCTGCAATTTTTCACCAACGATTTTGCCTTGCAGCTCGATCATTAAACCGTCCATCTTGCGCATGACGGCTTGAACGATTCGCGGACCTTTTTCGCGCAGCGATGCTGCGACGCGCTCGTCCGAACCGTTGAATGAGAGCTTGAGCATCGGGGTTACTTTTCGCCTCCAGCGGTGACCGGCGCGGGCATGTTCCCGGCGGTCAAGAGCGCCTGTCGCGCAGGAGCTGGCGAGATTCCAGGGGCAATGAATGTCGTCACGCTATATGCCGGCAGCGTGTAGGTGAATGTATTTCCAGAAACCTGCACGCTGGTCTGCTGCGTCATCGTCAGAGTCGAGGAAGTCGTGTACGGCGTCGCGGAATTGAATGTTGGCGCGTTCGACACCGCAAAGGTTTGGTTTACCGACGAAGCGTTTTGATTGGTCGCAACGATAACCAGGTTGGTGTTTCCCGGATTCTTATACGCCGAGACCGTGACTCCCGTTTGCGTGATGTGCGTGGCGTCGATGCGAGAGTACCCAGGGCGAATGAACTTCGCGTACTGCCCCATCACGTAAGCACGGATGGCAACTGAGGTCGGATAGGTGGGAGAGCCCCCAGGAAGCCACAGCGGTGCGTTGCTGTAGGCTGGATTGGTGGTGGGCTCGTAATACTGCCAGTACAGCCAAGCGTTGGCCCCCATGATCGCGATGCGGTTGTCGATAATTGCCGCCCACATCATCGCGTCCTGAATACCGGGGCACCATTGGCCGGACACGCAAGGTGACGCGTAGGGTCCACAACCAGACTCGCAGCCGGATACTTCAGTCTCCCAGAATTTCAAACCGTCGCCAGCCCATTGATTACTACCCTGAGTAAATCCAGCTTGGGTGTATGGCGGACCTCCAGCTACCGGGGCGTAATATAACGCGTCGTAATCGTGAAACTGGTTTCCACCAATGTACGCAAGGGCAGTTGAATCGGTCATGGCCGTATTGCCTAAACCGAACAGTGCGCTGTACTGCGACGATTCCGGCATAAATATCTTGGTGGTGATGCTGTCGGCCGCAAATGTCGGCCCAAGATTATTTGCGATGAAGGTGTCCAGCTGCGCGGCGTTCCACTGTGCGCTGTCGTAGGTTGCGCAGGTGTTTGGCTCGTTCTGCGGAGACAGCGCCGCTATGGTCACCCCGGCGTAGGTCTGCACACTTTGGACGAAGTTAGCTAAAAGTGTTGCGTAATTTGCGTAACTGGCAGTCGCCAGCGCGCCGTTGCCCGGAGAGCAGTTGACCGATGAATTCGTTTTGTAGATTGCTGGGGGCGACCAGTCGGATGCGTAAATGATGCCCCCGGCAGCAACCTGCGCTTGCATATCGAGGATGTAGTTGCTAGCACAGCCGATGCTGACCGAGGTGCAGTCTCCGGGAAAGCATGTGCTGTTGTCGGGGATTCCAGCCCGATAAATTGAGAGTCCCAGGAAAGTGAAAAAGAAGTTTTGCACCGAACTGCTCATCGAACCTGGCGAGCTGCAATTCTGCGCGTTCGACGCTCCGAAGCCGTCGATGACCTGGTGGACATTCGTGTAGTTGACCGTGCTGGTTCCCGCGCCGACGCCGGTCAGCAACGATGATTGACTCCCCGCCCCGTCGCCGCCTGAATAAGTTGCGCTGAGCGTGGTGTAGCGAGAGCCGATTATGCCGGGCGTGAAGGTTACTACCCACGTGCACGATGCGCTGGCTGCGAGCGTTGACCCGCACGTGTTGGACGAAATTGCGAAATCTCCAGCGTTGCCGCCGCTGTTTCCGATACTCAGGCTTGTTGCAGATGCCGAGCTGTTATTCGTGAGCGTAAATGTGA